AAAGAGATGGAAACTCCAGCAAATTGGGGGCACAACAGATTGCCTAGAGAGTTAAGAAAGTTTCAATACTTCATAACAGGAACTACATTGAATCCTATTAAACGGGAAGCAATGTTTATTGAGGTTCTAGAAAGCGTTTCGCCTGAAGAAGCCAAATTAGTTTTGATGATGAAAGAAAAAAAACTTACTTACAAAGGCATCAATCGAAAATTAATCGAAGAAGCGTTGCCTGAAATTTTGCAGGGAGAATCAGAGTAACAAATGGCTAAGACAAAGAAATATTCCAGTTTCCGTGACTTCTATGAAGACGAAGGCAGAGTAAGGAAACCGAAGTTGAACGAATCGAAAAAACAAAAAGATAAGTTCAAGCACCAAACTAAATTTATTGATCCTAAAAATATAAATGAAGATGATTGGGATGAGTTTGAAGAATTTGACGAAATAAAATAACCTCTGAGAGTATATTATGAAAAAGGAATTGGATGAAGCACTAGTAGCAAAGTACCCAAAGATTTTCAAGTATCGTCATGCACCAATGACGCATACTGCTATGTGTTGGGGTTTTGAATGTGGTGATGGTTGGTACAACATCATTGATGCATTGTGTGGAAACATTCAAAGCCACGTTGACTTTAAACGTAAGCGCCGTGCGAATGCATTAAAATTTAATCGTGCATTGAAACGTGCATTGGCTGGAGATGTACGTTCACTTCAAAAGCATTTTACGTTTGGTGGTAAAGAAGAACCAGACGAGTGGGCGATTGAATCTGCTAATAAAGCAATTGAAAAAGCCGAATACCATGAAGTTCCTCCACCTATGCCATACGTCACAGCAAGCCAAGTCAAAGAAAAGTTTGGCGGATTGCGATTCTACACTAATGGTTATACCGATGGGATTGGTGGAATGATTCGCATGGCTGAGTCCATGTCATATCGTACATGTGAAGTGTGTGGCAATCCTGGTCGTTCAAATAACTACGGATGGATTTCAACATTGTGCGATACCCACCGACTAGAACGTGGCGAAACCCTCCCACAAGACGAGGAACTAGAGTCCGAAAATTGAATACCAAGGTACTAATACCCATTTCCAAGCCGTCCTAGACGGCTTTTTTGTTGTTTTTTCCCCACAAAACGTTGTTTTTTTGCACAAAGTGAAAATATCCGTTGACTTGCCCACCAGTGCCTGTATAATAGATTCTGTAGTGAGTGAGATTGATTGGAGATTTAAATGATTACGGTTTTAGCGATTTTGATGGGTTTGTTTGTTGCGATGGTTCTGTTCGGTGCCGCAGTTGGCGGTTCTGTTAAAACCCTCGGTTAATTGATAAAGGAAATGAAAATGATGTACGAAGCACTAGAAACCTTGAAGAATGACATTGTTGCCGATTACGAAAGTTGGCAGACACTAAGCGGTAAACCTCGCACCGAAATCCAAGCACGGATGCTTGACGAGTTTATCAACGGAATTCGGATTGATGAAGGTAGCAAGTACATCAAGGTTGTTACTGGTTCCTCGGTTTGGGGTTTCATTGTGAAAACTGATACAGACAAAAAATTCCGTAAAGGCGACATTCTGAAAGCGGCTGGTTGGGCGGCTCCTGCACGTAACGCCGCCCGTGGTAACATTCTGGACGGTGGATATTCAATCCAGTGGATGGGTCCTCACTATCTGTGATTGTTGCAAAAAAGCAACAACTTGAAAAATAGTTGTTGACTTTTCTGCCGAAGAGAGTAGAATAGATTCTGTAGTGATTGAGAAATAAGGAAATTTGATATGCGTACTAAGACTTACATTCAGGGCTTCAAGAATTCACAAAAAATCCGTGTGATGTTTGACGGAATTGGTGTCTACACCACAGTTGCTGGTGTTGCTAGTGTGTTTGCTACATACACCCATTCGCAAGCGGCTAATGATGCTCTGTTGCGTTTGTCTTACATGCGTTACATGGCGCAAAAAGATGGTGCGTTAGTTCCCACTGGTCTTGGTATGACAAGTTACAATACCTCGCAAGTTGGTACGCAAGTTCAAGTTGATTTGATTTAAGGAAATAAAATGACTACATTGACTACAGATATCTCTTACGGAATGTTTAGCGAAGTTGGTAACTTAGCAGTTCATGGCGTTGTCGTTACTGCAATTACAATGAACCTGACATGGCCACAGACTTATAAGTGTCTCAACATGTTAGCGAAATCTGACTATAGCAAATTTGGTGAGGCGATGGACACCGAAGTTCGTGAGTGTGTCTATAATGCTTGTGGTTTTACTTCTAACTTTTATGGTGCTTAATATGATTACATACAAATTTTATGTTGGTAAAGATGTTTACGAATTCACCGCAGAATCTAAACTGAATGCGATGGAAATGTGTAATCGTCAAGTGATTGATAAGTTGGATTTGCATCCTATGGCTTGGTTTGATGCTGGTCAAAATGCATTTTCGTGTCAGTCTGGCAACTTTTTTGATTAAGGAAACAAAATGAAAATCGAAACAGCAATTGGTATTCTGAATAAAGAACGTGAATTTTTGGGTTTGGGTTTCTTGGAGTTGTTGCAAGATATCCAAAAAGAAGGTAAGATGATTTACTCCGAGCGAGTGATGGAAGCCTTTGAACGGTTCATGGTCGATGGTCGCAAGATGTTTGCCCCTGTTGCAGAATAACAACACTACCAAAAATAGTTGTTGACTTACCTACCCAACCTGTTAAACTAGAGTCTGTTGAGTTGATAAAGGAAATGAAATGATGACAGCGAACGAACAAACCCTCTGGGAAATCCAAGCATACGGTGCTAAGAAATCCGAAATCCTTGAGTCCGTTACGGATTCAATCAGTTTCAAATTTTCTGGTCCTGGCATGGTGATTGCAAGTTATCTTTCCGATGCACAGGAAATGATTGCATGTGGTAGTTCGAATGATGCACGGCAGTATATCAACATTGCCAAAATGTTGATGATGGAATTCAATTTAGGTTTTAAGGAATAAATATATGATGATAGTTATCCGCACTCAGTACCACGAAAATTATGGCGCACATGATTGGGATGGTGTGGGTGAGTGTCCTCAGTATTGGAAAGCAAAAGGCGGTTCAGAGTATAAGATACTTGACGTTCCGCTTAACATAGACTATAATGAGTTTGTGAAGTTTGCATTGAGTGGCATTGAAACTGATACGGATTACTCCAGTGAGTACATGATTGATTGGTCTATGGAAAGTGATGATTACCTTTCATGGTTTGAGAAATCTCAGTTACAGTTTGATGGTGCGATTGCACACAAAGAACCCGCAATGACGTATCAACAAGTTTTGGATAAACAAAAGGAACTAGCATGAGTAAGATGGGCGAGTTGGCTATGCAAATTGAAGAGTTGTACATACAAGGGTACAATGAATTCACGATTGCGACAATGCTTAATGTACCAGTAGAATTGGTAGACAATTTTGTTGCAAGTTTTATGGATGCAGAGTATAATGATGACATGGACGGAGATTTTGATTCCGCTATGGCTTCAGCAGGATATGGAACCGATGAGGATTACGGAAGTTATGGAGAGCCTGAATTTTAAATTGTCGAAAACAAAACCACGTAATATGGTAGCGAAGGACTTGCGTAGCCCTAAGTATCGTATGCGTGTGGTTGCAGACAAGCGTAAGAGAGAACCAAAGCATAAGGAACAATATGTATATTGATGGTATGGGTCCACGACAATCGATGGCTGTTGAAATTTTAGATACAGTTCGATTTGGTGGTCTTGATAAAATCAAAGGTGCTAATGGTTATGCCAAGAAAAAACTTGACAACGGTGATGCTTATGTGATACCATTTGGACTCAGTAAAAATATTTTTGGTGCTGTGGTAATTTCTGCTCCAAAAAGACTATATATTACATATAGAATTAATAAAAAAGAAAAGACTGTGCGAATGACTAACGCATGGGAAGTGAAACGATTCTTGGTGAAGCAATTCATTCAGAATATGTAAAGACCGTGCCATGTGATAGTGGCTACTGTGACCCGCAGGATGAGAAGTGAAATAATTAATCACGGGTGGTTCGGACAAGGGTTCACCTTTAGTAACATTGGTGAAAGAATCTGTCCCTACAGTCAAATGTAGCAGTTAAACCGAACTGGCGTTGGCAATACGAGAACGGAACCTGTCGGGAAGCGGGTGGAAGGTGCGTGAGATGTGACTCTGATACAAAGGAGAAGAGCTGATGCACTACAATTACCGCCGAGGTTCGCAGAGCATTTTTCCCCGTTAGCTCAATGGTAGAGCAATCGGCTGATAACCGATAGACAGAAGTTCAATTCTTCTACAGGGAACCAATATATATCTCGCTGGTGTAATGGCAGCACGATGGTCTCCAAAACCATTAGTCGGGGTTCGAGTCCCTGGCGGGATGCCAAGTTTTAAAAAAGGTGGCCAACATGAGAAATTTCGACATACAAGAAGTTAAAGCATTCCTTGCAAATCAAGGACCAGATACGAAAGTATATCTTGGTGCTGACTCCGAAAGAGTGAGAGTGGATGGTGTGTGGTATGCCGACTATGCTTTAGCTGTTGTTGTGCATATTGATGGCCGCCATGGTTGTAAGATTTTCGGTTTTGTTGACCGTGAATTGGATTATGACCACAAGAAAAGTAAACCTGCAATGAGGCTTATGAATGAAGTTTATAAAGTTTCAGAATTATTCCAATCTCTTGCAGAAACATTAGAGGATTTCCATGTAGAAGTACATCTAGACCTTAACAAGTCGGAAGAACATGGAAGTTCCTGTGTAGTACAACAAGCAATTGGTTATATCAAAGGTACATGTAATGTGACACCAATGGTTAAACCAGATGCGCCGGCAGCTTCGTTCTGTGCAGACAGATTGAAGCGTATTCTTGCTGAACAAGAGTTGGCAAAAGTTTAAGTAAACCAAAGTAATTGAGTTTACTTTGGTGTGACTATGATGTAGCGGTAGCATCTCAGATTGTGATTCTGATCGTATGGGTTCAACTCCCATTAGTCACCCCAAAGTAAATTTGCCTCGGTAGTTTAATGGTAGAACGGCATCCTTACACGGTGCATACGGGAGTTCGATTCTCCAACGAGGTACCATGAATATGCAACCTTAGCTGATGTGGTCATAGCGGTGGTCTGAAGAGCCATTGAAAGAGGTTCGATTCCTCTAGGTTGTACCAAATTGCCCCCGTGGACAAATCTGGTAAAGTCGCTTCTCTCAAAAAGAAGAGTTCTCTCAGTTCGAATCTGAGCGAGGGTACCAATATTATTGAAAGATTAAGAAATGAAAAATACTACTAAAGAAACACTAGACAAAGCATATGGTGGAATACCAAATGAAGTTGGTCATATTTGGCCAAATATGAACTTTGATTTTTTTCCTTTTCGTGGATTAAAATATTATTTAATATTATTGATAAGAAAAATTACAAGATAATTAATGTAAAAAAGAAAGCCCTCTTATCCCAATTGGTAGAGGAAGCGGCCTTAGAAGCCGTGTAGTCTCAGTTCGAATCTGAGAGAGGGCACCAAATAACCGGCCTTAGTATAATGGATAATACAGCGGTCTTCTACACCGTGAATATGGGTTCGATTCCTGTAGGCCGGACCAAATTAAAGGATTTTATATGCCAGCAGTATTTCTTGTAAGTGACACACACTTTGGTCATGCTGGAGTATGTAGATTCACCGACTCTAAAACAAACGAAAAGATTAGACCATGGACCAATCCAGATGAAATGGATGAAGAAATGGTTAAACGTTGGAACGAAACTGTTCGGCCAAACGATAAAGTATATCATCTTGGTGATGTAGTTATCAACCGCAAAGCTCTTCCTATTATGAGTAGACTTAACGGTGATAAAGTTCTCATTCGAGGCAACCATGACATTTTTCGTGATGATGAATATCGGAAATATTTTCGTGAACTACGTGCATATCATGTAATGAACGGAATGATTCTTTCACATATTCCTATTCATAGTGATAGTCTTGGCCGATTTGGAGTTAACATCCACGGACACCTGCATACAGGTCGTGTAATGAATGGCAATGAAATTGATACTAGATATCATTGTGTTTGTGTTGAACAAACAGATTTTACACCAATTCTTTTTGAAGATGTTATTAAAAGAATTACCGCTGAAGGCGGTGAAGTTG